TAGACTGTATTGATAATAAGTTTTCCAATCCTACAGGAATTATTAGCACCATCGTGCCAAATGTCGGCGTGGGTTCATTAATATCCGTTTTACCCAGTGAACTTGTGTTTAGTCCAATCCGTAATGGTGTCTATAATAGTATAAGTGTACGTCTACTAAACAAAGACACGCTACAACCTCAACAAATTCAAGATGACCAAATTGTTATCATATTAGGAATTCGTAAAAAATATAAGTTTGAAATGCCTGATAGGTATTAAGTATTTTAACAAAAAATATATTAGCAATATATATATATGTATCATACGATAAGTCCTGCGATTGTGAGACAAATCAACGAACTACAAAAAGTCCCTGAAACAAAAGACAAACAATTAGAGAAGACCGAAAAAAAAATAATCGGCGAAGGGTTCAGTGAGTTGGTTGACAAACTCAAGAATATTAGGGTTAAAAACCCTCGTAAAAATATCAAAATCACGATGTAAATTTATTTAGCAATTTTTGATATTTTTTTTATCTAATGGTAATATATAATGAAAGATTTAGTAACTTACAGCAAATCAGTTGAAGAGAAAAGTAGCGATTCGGTGTTCGTCAATCAATCGTGGCTGTCCGTGCTCGATTCTAATAATGGTTCGTATTCCAGTTCGCAATCGACTTTAGAGACCACTACGCTAGCTTCCAGCGATAGATTTATGGATTATCGTGAAGCCTATCTTACTATTCCGCTACTACTAACTCTAGGAAATTCTACCGATGCCAATACTGCCGGTCTAACAGGTGCCACCAATGTTTCCAAAATTATGGGTCTTAAAAATTCTTATACCTCGCTCATTCACTCCATGAGTGTAGACCTCAACGGAACCTCCATAATTCAATCGACACCATTTAGCGAACTATACAATGCTTTTAAACTAATGACCAGTCTATCGTGGGCAGATGTAGCAACCCAAGGAGCAACCATTGGGTTCTATCCTGATGATGTTATGACTGCTACTGCTTTCACAGCTGATAATGTAGGAGGGAAAGCTGGTATGGTTGTAAATAACAACGATGTTCTTACTCCAACTCTTGACGCTGCTGCTGTAGGGAAAATCGGTAATAAAGGATTTGCCGAGCGTCTTCGGTATATTAATTTCGATGCGGATGCCAAAGTAGGCGGTGATGCTGCGGAAGTATCGCAATCGGTATTCCTCACCAAATCGGCTGCCGACCAACTATACAAATCGCAAGTCATTACGAAACACGCTGGTGGAGCATCGGCCTCGCCTGTCGTTCAAACTCAAGTTATGGCTATTGTTCGCCTTAAACACCTTCATTCTTATTTCCAAAATGTTCCAATGAGTAAAGGTTGCCAATACCGCTTTATTTTCAACCTCAATCAATCTACATCCACTCTAACCACAAACGGAACGGTTGTAACTGGAGAAAGTTTAGTAAAATCGTCTAACAGTGGTGTTGTCCCTCTTATGCTTGCTTCGTGTGCTGGTTCCGGTGTTGGTATTAAAGCGGCTGCTGGTACAATTCGAGCAGATTTATCGGTTGGTAATACGTGCCTTGATAATACGCTAGCAGGATACGCTGGTACGACTACTTCGGCTCTTGGTCGTTCTATTGAACTTCATGTGCCGAGTTATGTCATGAATCCTTCATTAGAGACTGCCTATATTTCGGCTGGTTCCAACCGCAAAGTGGTATATGATGATGTATATTCTTTCACCATTCGTGGTGTAGACCCTAATCAAAATGTCAACCAGTTGGTAACGAGTGGGATCCGTGGGATCAAATCAATTTTAATGGTGCCGATGTTGGCTGCGGATGCTAACGGTGGTATAAATGAATTTCAGTCTGTACAAAGTAGCGCAGGGGGGGGTGATTGCGCGATGCTTCACGCGATTACCAACTACAATATTCAAGTGGGTGGAGTGAGCCAACTATCCCAAAACGCACGATATGGTTATGAATTGTTCAATGAGCAATTTGCTGGTGTAAATGCGGTCAACGCCGGTATGAGTGATGGTCTAACCAGTGGGTTAATATCACAAAAATCGTGGGAAACCAAGCATGGGTATATATATCTCCAAGTCAACCGTGGCACGGAACTTGAGAAGGCTGCTCCTAAAAGTGTCCAAGTGCAATACCAAAATATTTCAAATAAAAAAATGGACTACTATATTTTTATCACATATGAAACAAGTATCAACCTCGATGTGGGCGTGGGTGTTCTATCTTCTTAAACAAAAAATCTATAAAAAAAACATAATCTAAATTTATTTTAAATCATATCAACCTAAAATAAATCAAAATAAATCAAAATTTATTTTTGTCTATATATCAAACAAAAATAAATTTAATGTAATTTCACATCATAACCCCAACCTTTGAAAAACTTTTTTGTTTTCTTAACTGCTTTGGTTGTTCCTTTTTTAACATCTTTAGCGGTGTCTTTTACATCACGGCGAATATCTTTTGCTACATCAACACCGATACTAACCACTTTGTCCGCCTCACGAGCAAAGCTGGTCAGTATCACCCCAAATTTACGCTGGAATGCTGGAATTTTCTTGACTAATTGACTTAAATCTTGAATAACAAATTGAACATCGAAATTAGCACCAACCGCCTCTAATGATTGCTGGACGAAATATTGGCAGTTCCACCGCAAAGCTGAATAATAGGTAAAACGACGACCCATCCGTTTTTTTCCTGCTTCAACTAATTCACCGATAGTAAGATTAGCAGGTAGATTAGACACAGGACTCAATTCTATATCTTTTTGTTTTAGGAATGATTTAGATGCTTCTGTAAAATTTACATTCTGTTGTTTGTCGTAGACATAGTGTTTGTTGTCTGTTGTCTCAATAAACATACCAAGATGGAAGAGGCGATCGTGGTCCTCGTTTTTCTTCAAAAACTTCTTAACGCTATCGTTTGTTAAGAGATTTAACATCTTCACAAGTTCGTCACCAATAGGTAGTCTAAAGATAGTAATTTTTTTAATGACTTTGTCTCTGTTTTTCTCTAAAAGTCTTTCTACGTTTGTAGGTAATTTACCCAGCCCAGAACCAGTCATTCCGTGACAAGAACAATCGATATCATTTTTAAATGAAATCTTCGGCATTATTATATATATATATTATATAAAAATATGAAAAACTTCTACAAAGAACCAGCGTTAAAAAAATACCTATCTACAACAGATAATCCAAACATACATTTACACGGAATAAATCGTTTGCCATTTCGTATGGTGGTCAATGCACCGAGCGGTTCAGGGAAGTCCAATATGATAGTCAATCTTATAGAACTCTTTTCAAAAAATGAAGGCACATTCAGTAGCATAGAAATATTTTGTCGGTGCCGTGATGAACCTCTCTATCAATATTTAGCAGACAAGACAAAAGGTAGTATTAAAATATATGAAAACTTAAGCGAACTAAAAGATATAAATACTTACGACAAGACAGAGAATCATCTAATAGTGTTTGATGACCTTTGTTTAGAAAAAAATCAGTCTAAAATATCCGAGTTTTTTCTTCGTGGAAGGAAACAAGGTATATCACTTATCTATTTGTCTCAATCCTACTACCAAATACCAAAGATGATAAGATTGAATAGTAATTATTTAGTCATTCTAAAGTTAGGACAAAAAAGAAATCTAAATATGATTATGTCTGAATTATCACTTGGAGTGACAAAAGACCAACTCATAAAGATATACAACTTCGCCACAAAGGAAAAATTCTCGGTGCTAATGGTAGACTTGGATGAACCTGATATAAACAAAAAGTTCAGGAAGAATTTTCTTGATATCATAGAGGATATAGAATGAGATATTTGTCTCTAAATGGAGAGAAATGTTTCTGCCGAGATTTACAGCAGAGTCCGGAGTCATCGTTTTTTTTAAATTATATGAATTATTATTTTAAAGTAGTGTATAAATATACGAAAAATGAATTATCTTTATTGATTTTATTAACTATATAGGTAAGAAATAAAACTAAAATATTTTATTTCATATTCTTAATGGGTTTAGTTAATATTTTATTGTTGTATAATTAAGAAAATGGTTATTTATCTGTATAATTTAAAAATTGAACCCTATTAATTAAAAAACGGCGAACTCGGCACTAAATCTTGGTAGTAGATTTAGAGAGAATTTATTTTTATTATTTGTGTTATTTAGAAAATAATAAAATACTAGTGTAATATATATGAGTTCTTACCCTGCACCGACACAAAATATAGATTTCTTCAATCCTGCTTTCTTTACACAAGATGAGACACCATTGACTGTCGCTGATGCTAATAAATTGTACTTCAAGAAAAGTGGCGGTATAATCACAGGAGCGGTTAGTGCTCCAAGTCTTACACTAAACGGAACAAATGTGGAAAATAAACTGACTGAAATAGAGACTGAAATAGATGTCAATTCAACAAAACTAACAGACATTATTTACAATAACAATACAACAAGTATTTTAAACAATTTATCCGTGAATGGTATTCTAACATTACCAAATCTACCAAATGCTGGAACCGAGATTTTAAGCAACAAACAAAAAACCACAAAAATATCTTACGACGCTGGAACAAGCGTCACAACAATTGCTGATACATTGAAATCATCAGGAACGCTTATTGTTGGGTCACAAAACTATAATGCGAGTGATGAGTTTTTTAAACTGACAGATGTCGCTAAAAATGGAAATAATCTCACTATTAATGATAATTTATTCATTTCAACAGGATACCGATTTGAACTTGGAACAATAACAAATGTGGAGCAAAAAATCATAGATGTATCTAATGCTATAACACCCTTTATTTCTTATAACACAACAAGTGGTAATATTGAAGTTGAAAAAAATATGGATTTAGGTCTTAATGACTTGTCTTGTAATTTTATGCGACCACTTCCAAGTGGAAGTTATGGTTTGTCTCAAAATTGGGATGATTCTTATTTAAGTTTTCAAAATGGCGGTCACCATATAGATGCAATGAATTCAGCAAATGGTTTAGGTCGGGTTTTATATTTGAATTTTTACGCACAAAGAAACATTATTCTTGGGTCTCATGTTAATAACTCAACTACAACTGTAAATGGAAATTTGAATATAATAGAAACGACTGGAACCGTACCAACCGCATTTGGTGGCAGTTTAACATTAGCACACAATAACGCTGGAGGGACTTCATCAATCGTTTTTAAAAGCAATACAGATGTGAATAGTGATTTTGGCTATATTTCTTATCAAGACAATTACGGGGGTTCTACACAAAATAGTCTTTTAGAAATAGGGGTACAAAATGAAGGAGTTGGGGATGATATAGACAATATTGCTCTTATGCCGAGTGGATATGTTGGAATTAATACACGAACACCACAGACAATGTTAGATGTGAATGGTGATACAAATATTACAGGAAATCTACAACTTGGTTCTATAACAGATGTAGAAGACGCTATCAACAACGCTGGAAACCCATATATTACCTATGATACGACCAATCAAAAACTTGACGTGACAAAGGATATGGATTTAGGTATTAATGATTTAACTTGTAATTTTATGCGACCAGTTGGAAGCGGTTATGGTTTGTCTCAAAATTGGACTGAATCCTATTTATCTTTTGAAAATGGAGGTCATCATATAGATGCAATAAACACAGCAAATGGCTTAGGTCGGGATTTATTTTTAAATTTTTACGCACAAAAAAACATTTATCTTGGTTCATGGATTAATAACTCAACCACGTTTGTTAATGGAAATTTGAATATAACAGAAAATACAGGGACAGCACCAACACCAGCAGGTGGGAGTTTAACTTTAACACATAATGATGCAGGTGGGACTTCGTCAATCGTTTTTAAAAGTAATACAGATAATACTAGCGATTACGGATATATATCTTATAGAGACAACGACGGAGTTTTAACACAAAATAGTCTTTTAGAAATAGGGGTACAAAATGAAGGAGTTGGGGATGATATAGACAATATTGCTCTTATGCCGAGTGGATATGTTGGAATTAATACACGAACACCACAGACAATGTTAGATGTGAATGGTGATACAAATATTACAGGAAATCTAAAACTTGGTTCTATACTTGATGTAGAAGACGCTATCAACAACGCTGGAGGTGTTCCAAGTATAACTTATGATGAGGTGACACAAACAACAACCTTTGATGGAAATTTTGTGACAGTACCGCAATTAACAATAACGCCTGAAGTTGCATTTAACAATGCGACCCAAGAAATATATAGTAAGCATAGTGAACTTAATGGAGTTGCTGAATTAAAACTTGGTAATGATATTGGAGGAACTATTAAATTCAATAATATATTGAAAAGTGAGAATGGTAAGGCGACCTTTTATGGTAATAATGCGGGGAGTGAAACAAAATTTATGGAATATGACCCCATCTATGACAAAGTCAATATAACCAAAGATATGGATTTGGGAGGTAATGTTTTATATATTGATAATTTGTATATTCAAGAAGCGACAGGGACAGCACCTATTGGTCAAAAGGGTTCTATAACATTAATACACGATGACCCAGGCGGAACTTCGTCTATTGTTTTTCGTTCTTCAAGAGACGGAGGTGTAGACCATGGATATATATCTTATACTGACGACTACGATGGTTCTACAACATTTGACCGCTCATTGCTTGAAATAGGTTGTAAAAATGATACTGGTTTAACAACCATTGACAATATTGCTCTTATGCCGTCAGGTAATGTTGGAATTAATACAAGAACACCACAGGCAACTTTAGACGTGAATGGTGATATAAGTTGTAATCAAATGACTATGAATAATGTTTTAATTAGCGAACGATATTTTCACCCTACTGATGGTAATGGAATTTCAATAAGGACATTGAATAATCCAAACTTATTAGGTTCTATTTTTGATGTGAGAGCAACTGGACGTAAAGCGTCTTTGTATTGCGGAATTAATATTACCAGTTCGGGAGCAAATCCCTTTTATTTTGGATTTATAAATGCTGATGCAAATAAAGGTGATGAGGGCAACACTGAATATTATAGAGGTAAATTAGACACAGATGGTTCGGTGGATTGTACCGAGATTAAAGTCAATTCTATACCGATTAATTCCTTTACTAACTTTAAATTTGGAACGAATTTTACAATTTCAGGAAATTGGGGACGAGGTAATAGAATAAGACAACCTAACCCGACATTACCTTCTATTAGTCATGGTCTACAGTTTGTTTTGAATTCGGCACAAGGAACTATGACATGCGAACAATTGGGCACATACGAAATTACATCAACCGTCATTTATAGAAATACGAATACATCAAGTAGTACTGGTCGTCGCAATCCGTGTATAGGTATTGCAATCAACAACGATACAAATGATGACTCAGGAACAAATATCGCACCAAAATGGGATTTAATACCGCATTTTACCACACCTTTTGCTTGTAATTATGCACGTTTTGACCAAGGAAAGGTGTGTACTTTAACAGCGAAACGAATACATCACTTTACAAACGATACAGATATAGTTTCAGTCAATACATATGACCAAGCAAATCAAGGTGATTTATTTCAGGATGTTACAACAACATATTTATTATTATCAGCAAGTATCCAATTTAAATATATAGGAAATTTTGATAACATTAGAGGAGGATAAATAAAATCTTTTATAATATATATAATGTCTAAATATGCTAAACCAAAGAGATCCGTTCAAAATTTCAACGCCGATAATTTTGAAGCGGAGTTAGTCCAGAGCACGACCGATGTATTGAAAATAACAAAGAACGAAACGCAAAGTAAAATGGGATTCTATTATACGCCAGATTTTCATTATACCAGTACCCCTATTTCAAATTTCATAAGCACGAATAATTTAGAACAGATATTGGATGGTAATATGAACTTTATTTCAAGTGGTAGTTATCATATAAGGTATTTAATGAATTTACGACCAAGACTCACAGGTGATGTCGTTCTTAAATGTGCTAATAGCCCATACAAACAATTTTTTAAAATTGAGTCTGCTATTTATAAACAGGTCAGCTGGGAAGGACTTGTCTACTTTGAAGCTGGAGACAAATTGGAATTTTTTTTTAATACCACTGGTAATAGCACGTATGTAGTCCCAGATGGTGATTTGAGGGTTATGAACAGTGTTTTATTCATTCAACAAATTTCGTCTCAAAATGTATTAGTTTAGAACAAAATATATTAACCGTTTAGGAATAAAATTATAAAATTGATTTAAAGAGATATTATAAGATAATATAGGACTATAATATGCCGAGGACACCGACTGACTATTCAAACACGATTATCTATAAGATACAAAGTATAGATAATCCAGAATTATTGTATGTTGGTTCAACAACTGATTTTACAAAAAGGAAATCTGGTCATAAAAGCGAATGCGGAAATCCTAGGAAAAATCATAAGAAGGTTTATACAATGATAAATCAAAATGGAGGATGGAGTATGTTTAATATGGTGGAACTATATAAATTTCCTTGTGAGAATAAGAGACAAGCAGAATGTGAAGAAGACAGATGTATTCGTGGGTTGAAATCAACCTTAAATTCCCAGAGAGCGTTTGTTACACCAGATGATATAGCAGGATACCGTAAGCAGCATTATGAAAAACACAAAGAACAAGTATTAGAAAGAGCAAAAGAATATTATGAACGAAATAAAGAAAAAGTTCTCAAATATCAATACCTATATTATAATCTAAACAAAGAACAAATCGTAGAAAGAGGTCGGCGTTATCGTGAAGAGAACAAAGAACAAATCGCAGAAAACAAAAAAAAATATTCCTATCTTAACAGAGAACGAATCGCAGAACAAAGAAAACTACATTATCAGCAGAACAAAGAAGAAATATCTGAAAAAAGTAAGCGTTATCAAGAACAGAACAAAGAAAAAATATCTGAACGATATAAACATTATTATGAACAGAACAAAGAACAAATCGTAGAAAGGGTAAAACACTATCGTGAGCAAAACAAAGAACGAATCGCTGAACAAAAGAAACAAAAAATGACTTGTGAATGTGGTTGTGTAATATTAAAACGCACTTTAGCACAACACAAACGCACCAAAAAGCACCAAGACCTAATAAAATCAATTGAGCAATAAAATATTACCGTACTATATATGGGCGATTGGGTTGAAATACTTATCGAGGACGCAGAATTACTCTTTTTGGAGTAAGTTTTTAAGAATATAAAAAAATAACAACTAATATTTTTTTATATTTGTATATTATAAGATGAATCCACAGACAGGAGTATTGAGCGACCAACAATTACATATATTGAGTAAGCGTATGCATTTTCCAATAGCAGGTTGTTATTGGAAAGACGAATTGAAATCAACAGACCTGAAACAAAACACTAATTACATCATCAATCTTGAAAGTGAATTCAATGATGACGGAGAACCCAACGGCGGAAGTCACTGGACGTGCCTTTGTATAACAAAAAGGTCAGGTTCTGTGTTTCCAATGTACTTTGACAGTTTTGGGCAAAGACCACCGCAACATTTAGTAGATATAGTCCAAAAGCGATTTAAGAAAAGGATTAATTTTTGTGAGAAAAACATACAGAGTATGGTTACTGGTGTTTGTGGATATTATGTAGCAGCGTTTCTTCATTTTATTTCCGCTTTTCCACAACGAACTGGCGATATTCTAACCGACTCCGCTTTGTTTTTAGACCTGTTTAATGACCTTAATGAAGTAAGTGATTATAGAAAAAATGAATGGATGCTTCGTTTGTTCTTTCAATCAGGAGATGGTAAATTAAGGGGACTTGAAAAAACCCTTATGAATGATGACGAGCGTTTCGACTTCTCAAATATTACACACGGTAAAGACGAAGATATTAAAGTAGATGTTGCCGATGTCCCTATAAGATAAAATAATTTTGTTGATATATATATATAAATGAACCCAGATGATATGATTAGTCTAACTTTAGAAGGAAGTTTGTCTTTGATGTTGGTTGTTTTAGCGTACAAGTTGTATAGAATGAAAATAAAGTCACATTCGGGGTGTTGCTTGGAGAAAGGTAATGGGTTTGTGCTTAATACACAAAATTCTGGCGTGACCAGCGAAAACGATATATTGGATAAAATATAACTTTAATTTAGGAAAAGTTAAAAATAAAATATCTTTTACTATATTAAATGCTTGATTATAAAGTTATTTCGTTGTATAACAAATCAAATCAATTTACTGTTGAAATATATCAAAGAACCAAAACTGAGTTTAAGGTTAGAACAAAAATTGGTTTTACCTCGTTTAGCGATGATTATTGTCACGGTATGTACGAACTTGCAAGGACTTGTTTCTTCTACATTATCAACGGATACGAAATGACGCATAATAATTTAGGATTTGAGTTCGCCTATGCTATACATAGCGGAGTTTTCACCGAATTTGAACCCCCATTTAAAGAACCAACAAAAAAAGAAGAAGAACCAGCACCAACACCACCACCATTAACAAGAACAGGATACGAGAATTCACTACCAGTTGAAGACCCATCCATTTTAACACGCACAGAAAATGTTATAGTAGAACCAGCAGAAGAACCACCAGCAGACCTACTTATAAGATCAGAAAGTGCTATTCAAAAACTATTACAAAATCCTGAAGTAGAACTCCCATGGAAACTTGCGGATTAATAATATATAAAAAAATATATTTTATATTATATAACGATGGATTTATATTACCACAAACGAAGCAGAATTATTTGCGATATTTTTATGAAAACATATAACGACTTTATTGTTGTTTTTACAAAGTGGAATGATATATATGAAATTATTTTACAAAATGGATTAAAGATTATGATATATGGTAGGACGAAGTGGACAGATATTGTAGAAATTATGAGAAGAAAGTTTAGCGAAATATAATTTACTATAATGAGAAAAAATTGATTTAAAAATATCTTATTATAGTATATTAGAATGCCTCTGTGCTATGAAAAGAACAAAGTTCATATTTATCGGTGGCGTGAGAATAATCACGAAAAATTAAAAATGTTAAACAGAAGACACAAAGCAAACTATTACCCTATTTGGAAAGAATATCTAAAAACTTGCCGAGATTTCCGTAAATTGGACAACCAATTATTTCAATAAAATATATTTTTAGGAAGTATATTTTATAAATTATTTAGGAATTATTTAGGAAAATATTAATAAATAAAAAAATTGATTTAAAGATTTTTTTTTCTGTATAGTATATAATGAGCGCATACAACAAATTCATCACAACCAACTTTATGACGGACAAAGGGATTTTATTCCTACCTTTAAAGCAATATGAAGACAAAATGATTGGAACGAAAAACAACCTTACTTTGAAAGAATTGAATGAAGTTCATACGGAAGGATTTGTAAAACAAAATGACGGTAAAATATATAATATGATTGCTGACAACGAAACGACCCATTTAGAACTTAGACTAAAATATACGGATAATATTGTTTGTCTCGATATAGATGGACTAAACGAAAATGGGGATGTTACTTTAGAACAATTTTTGGAAAAATGCCCTGAAGTATTTAAAAAGTTTCCTTACACCTTGTCTCGTAAGAAGAAACTTCCTCATTTCTATTTTAAATTAGATGGTATTGATATTCAAAGTCTAAAAGGCACATATGTAGATTGTTTTAATAATATGAAGGCAGACATCCTATTCAATCATTGTTGGGAGAAAAGAGACGCTGAAATGTTTAATTACAACGATAAAGAAGGACTACCTTTTATTGATTACGAAGACATTAAGAATTTGATTAAACCTGACACTTTTAAAGTAAGAGAACCAAAAGAACCAAAAGAGTATAACAACAAAAAAGACGAGACAATATTAGATTTGATTGATGTTAAATATTGGGATGATTATGAAAGTTGGAAAAGAATTTTATGGGCAATGAAGAATGAAGGGTATAGCGAAGAAACGGCACGAAAATACTCAATGAAGTCATCTAAATATGACGATAATGGATTTACTCATTTTTGGGACAAACCACCAATCCAAAATGACTTAACACAAGGCACGATTAACTATTATGCAAAATTGAGCGATAAAGACAAATATTATGATATTGTTACGAATTACACCGATACAACTGACAACGAATCCATCTCCACACTGGGGACAAGTGATAATGAAGAACAAAATCTTTTTATATCTACAGATGTCTTAAGAAGCGGTGCGAGTGAAATCGCAGAGCGTATCTTACCGAGTATCAAGGGTAAATTGAAATATTGTAAAAAAAAATGGTGTATTTACAATGAAAAAACGCACCTTTGGGATACAGATGGAACACCTGCCTATATGATAATCAAACTCATCAAAAAATACATCAAGGTTTCTATAAATGTTATATCATCTAAATTGAAGATGACTGACAATGACGACGAATCCAAACTATTAACCGATAATATGAAATTCTACCTTAATCAGTTGGGAGCAGTGGATAAACCAAGTTTTACGAGTCAAATCACTAATCATTTAAAAGATATATTGTTGGATAATGACTTTTATAATAAATTGGATAATCACCCTTACTATTTAGCATTTAAAAATGGTTTGTATGATATGAGGACTAAAACACTATTATCAGGCGGACTTAAACAAGAACATTATTTAACGAGAACTATTGATTTTGATTATGAACCTTCCAGCGACGAACATAAGGATTTTGTTAAAGATGTTTTAAGAAAAATATGTAATAACAACGAAGAACATCTTAACTATTATTTATCCGTATTTGGGTTCTCTCTATTAGGCGACCCTGAAAAAGAAAAATCGTGCTATTTCTTGGTAGGACAAGGAGGTAATAATGGTAAAACACTCATTCTTGATGCTATGCGAGAAGTTATGCCTTGTTATACATCTAAAATTGACAGACAAACATTCGAAGAAGGTTATACCAAAGCACACAAACATTTAATCGGTGTTAAAGGAATGCGTATTGTTTATGTTGAGGAATTACGAAAAGGTAAAAAAGTAGATGAATGTCGTTTAAAAGAGGTTGCTGATGGTAAAACCATAAAAAATGAGGTTATGTTTGGAACGGACGAAGAAATTGATATTCTATTTAAATTATTCTTCTTATCTAATCACACCCCTAATTTTAACCCTGATAATGGTGTCCAAAATCGTTATAATCAATTACAATTCAACTCTCAATTTACCAAAGAAGAAGAAGACCCTAATAGATTGAAATTTAAACGAGATGAAAAGATGGGTGATAAACTAAAAAATGAATACAAATATGCTTTGATGGATTTACTATTAGAAAAGGCCTATGAATATACCATTAGCGGATTACCAAATGTACCATTGGAGTTCCAAGAAGCAACAAAAGAAACCATTAATGCTAATAATGAGTTTGAGATGTGGTTTGAAGAATCGTGTGAAATTGGCGAAGATTTGAGGTGTGGTAAAGAAGAATTGATACAATGTCATCCAAAAATACCATTCCGTGAATTGACCGACATTATGAAGGGTATGGGGTATAAATACGAACGAACAAAGAAAAAAAATAATAAGGCTGGTGTGTTTATAGGTTTTGAGATAAAAAGAGAATGTCTTATTGACCTGTGAAATTAGGTTTAGTTTTTGAATAAATATGTATATTTTTTATATATATATTTGTTGGTGTTGAAATACTTATTGTTTGATTGGTGGATTTTTGGATAAATACCGACGAGGGCGCGACGCGCGACGCCTCGCGACGCTTCCACACAAAGTTATTCCCGAGAGACCCTCCTATGACCTACTTTTACAGAAGCGTCGCGTAGCGTCGCGCCGTCGCGCCTCTCTTTATAGAGATAAATATTCATACATTATTATTATTA